AGTGCCAGATAATCCACTGATTCCAGAAATTCCTGATGTACCACTTGTTCCCGATAATCCACTTAATCCACTGATACCAGATGTGCCAGATAATCCTGAAAGACCAGAAGTACCCGATAAACCTGAAAGACCAGAAGTACCCGATAAACCAGAGATACCCGATGTACCAGATAAACCTGAAAGACCAGATGTACCGCTAATACCCGATGTTCCACTTGAACCCGAGATACCAGACGTACCACTTTGACCTGATAAACCACTTATACCTGATGTTCCACTAGTTCCAGACAATCCCGAAGTTCCTGATAAACCACTTATTCCACTGGTACCCGATAATCCACTAATACCAGATGTTCCACTTTGACCACTTAATCCGCTTATTCCACTGGTACCCGATAAACCACTGGTTCCACTAATTCCCGAAGTTCCGCTTGAACCTGATAATCCTGAGATACCAGAAGTCCCACTAATTCCACTAGTTCCTGATAATCCACTAATACCAGATGTTCCACTTTGACCAGATAAACCAGAAATACCTGAATTACCACTTAATCCCGATGTACCTGATATTCCTGAAGTTCCACTTGAACCTGATAAACCTGATAAACCTGAAGTACCAGATAACCCACTTATTCCCGAAGTTCCGCTTGAACCTGATAATCCTGAGATACCAGAGGTTCCACTTTGACCTGAAAGACCAGAAGTACCCGATAATCCACTTATACCTGAAGTACCAGATATTCCTGATGTTCCAGACAATCCCGATACACCACTAGTTCCTGATGTACCAGACAATCCCGATACACCACTAGTTCCTGATGTACCACTTATTCCTGATGTACCAGATAAACCCGAAATTCCACTAGTACCTGAAGTACCAGATTGTCCTGATAATCCACTGATACCACTAGTTCCCGAGTTACCAGATAAACCTGATATACCCGATGTTCCACTTGTACCCGATAAACCTGATATTCCCGAGTTACCACTCAAACCACTAGTACCTGAAATACCAGATGTTCCTGACAATCCTGAAGTACCAGACAAACCACTTATACCAGATATTCCTGATGTACCAGATTGGCCAGATAAACCTGAAATACCACTTTGACCTGATAAACCAGAGATACCACTAGTTCCTGATAATCCCGATATACCAGATGTTCCGCTTGTACCTGAAAATCCAGAGATACCTGATGTTCCACTTAATCCACTTGTTCCCGAAAGACCAGAGATACCAGAAGTTCCACTTATACCTGACGTACCACTTAATCCTGAGATTCCTGATGTACCACTTAAACCCGAGTTTCCAGACAATCCACTTGTACCTGATAATCCTGAAGTACCTGACAAACCTGAAATTCCTGACGTACCCGAGTTACCACTAATTCCCGAAGTTCCTGAATTACCTGATATACCAGAAGTTCCTGAGACTCCAGATATTCCTGAAAGTCCACTTATTCCCGATATTCCTGAAGTTCCAGATTGACCACTCAAACCACTAATACCTGACGTACCAGAAGTTCCAGATTGTCCCGATATTCCACTAATTCCTGATGTACCACTTGAACCTGAGATTCCACTAATTCCACTTATACCTGATGTTCCTGAAATACCACTCAAACCACTTATACCACTAGTACCTGAAATACCAGAGATACCTGAAGTTCCAGACGTACCACTCAGACCACTGATACCAGATGTTCCTGATAAACCTGAAGTCCCCGATAAACCAGAAAAACCACTTAATCCACTAATTCCCGATGTTCCACTGATACCCGAGGTTCCACTTGAACCTGATAAACCTGATGTACCCGATTGACCACTAATTCCTGAAGTCCCAGATAATCCACTTATACCAGAAGTTCCCGATACACCACTAGTACCTGATATGCCACTAATACCAGAAATTCCAGATTGTCCACTCAAACCACTAATACCTGAAGTTCCTGATAATCCTGAAATGCCGGATTGTCCACTGATTCCACTAATACCAGAAGTACCACTTGTTCCAGACAAACCACTTATACCAGATATTCCTGATGTTCCAGATTGACCGCTTATACCAGAAGTCCCCGATAATCCACTTATACCCGAGTTACCACTTATTCCACTAGTTCCCGATAAACCTGAAGTTCCAGAGGTTCCGGACAATCCTGAAATACCTGAAGTACCACTTTGTCCTGATAAACCTGAAGTTCCACTAATACCTGAAATACCAGATTGTCCTGATAACCCACTTATACCACTAGTTCCCGAGTTACCACTCAATCCACTAGTTCCAGATAAACCAGAAATACCCGAGTTACCACTTAATCCTGAGATACCACTCAATCCACTAGTTCCAGATAATCCACTTGTACCTGATATACCAGATGTTCCACTTATTCCTGATGTACCTGAAAGTCCAGAGATACCTGAAATTCCTGATAAACCAGAAGTTCCACTTGAACCACTAATTCCCGAAGTACCACTTGTACCTGATAATCCTGAAACACCACTTAATCCGCTTATTCCACTGGTACCCGAGATACCAGATTGTCCCGATATTCCACTAGTACCTGAAAGACCAGAGACGCCTGAAGTTCCACTAATTCCACTTATACCCGATTGCCCACTCAAACCTGAAGTTCCAGATAATCCTGATAAACCAGATGATCCACTAATTCCACTAGTTCCCAATAAACCCGATGTGCCTGAGTTACCACTCAAACCACTTATACCTGATGTTCCACTTAAACCCGATAAACCACTAATACCTGAAGTTCCCGAAGTACCAGATAATCCACTTATACCAGATGTACCACTTTGACCCGATAAACCTGATAATCCAGATTGTCCACTCACACCACTAGTTCCAGATAAACCAGAAATACCTGAGTTACCACTTAATCCTGAAATACCAGACGTTCCTGAAGTACCGATCAATCCACTAGTTCCAGATGTTCCACTTGAACCAGATAAACCTGATTGACCACTTGTTCCAGAAATTCCGATAATTCCTGATGTTCCCGAGTTACCACTCAATCCACTTAATCCTGAAATACCAGAAGTACCACTATTACCTGATAATCCAGATTGTCCACTAATTCCACTTGTACCAGACGTGCCACTGACACCACTTATACCGCTCGTTCCAGAGGTTCCTGATAATCCACTAATACCTGAGACTCCAGAAGTACCACTTATACCTGATACACCACTAGTACCTGATGTTCCTGATAAACCACTTATACCTGACGATCCACTGATTCCTGATAAACCCGAAATTCCTTGGAGTCCTGAGATACCAGAAGTTCCAGATTGTCCCGATAAACCAGATGTTCCCGATAAACCAGAAGTTCCAGATTGTCCCGATAAACCAGATTGACCACTTAATCCACTGATTCCACTAGTACCCAATAATCCTGATAATCCACTAATACCCAATAACCCGCTGGTTCCTGAGATACCTGATATACCACTAATTCCTGATGTCCCACTAATTCCTGATGTTCCGCTTGAACCCGAGATACCAGACAATCCACTAATTCCTGAAGTTCCAGACAAACCTGAAGTTCCACTAATTCCTGATGTTCCCGATAAACCACTAATTCCTGAAGTTCCAGATAAACCAGATGTTCCCGATAAACCAGATACGCCTGACGTACCGCTTGTACCTGAAGTCCCTGATAAACCACTAATTCCCGATAAACCACTAATTCCTGAAGTTCCAGATGTTCCTGATAAACCAGATATACCTGATTGACCACTTATTCCCGAAATACCACTTAAACCACTAGTACCCGATGTTCCATTTAAACCAGAATTACCTATTTGACTTTTTACAACCAAATCGGAATCGGTAATACCTGTATAATACCAATACTCAATAATACCATCGGTTGCACCGGTATATCTACCACCTGAAATTGATGTTGTACCTGATAATACACCAACGGTTAAACCCACAACCCTGAATGCTATATTAATACTTAAATTTGCTTCAGTCGTTGAAGTATAGGGACCATACCTATTATCTAATATTTTTGGTGCTAATGGATTTTGATTATCATTAATTGTAATTGCCATGTCTTAAAATAAACTGTTACCTACTGTTATTGATGTTAATGTTGTTGCGTAGTTACCTAAATAAATATAGAAATTAACGTTATTCCACAAACCCGTTGCACTTGAAACTTGTGCCAATGTTCCAGAATCAAACAAACTTGTTGATGACATTGAACCTTTATTATCTGCCGCAACATACCATTGAGATTTTATTGTGTAATTACCAAAGTGTGCAAACCATAAAAATTGTGTACTTGCATTATATGTTATAGTTAAATTACCTGACGCACTTGCTAAAACTTTTGATGCCGTACCACCCGATATGGCAGCCTTCACAGTTTCTAATGTTGGTTCACTTGAGGATAAACCATAATAATATGGATATATACCTGTATACGTAAAAGTTGATGATTGGAAAGATGTACCAGAAGCTTGTGGTGCGTTTACACTTCTCACTTGTGCAGATCTAACATCAAGAACACCCTTGTTATTGTTTTTTGGTAAACCAGCACCATAGTTACTATCAGCATAATATGTTGTTGATGTTGTTTGAGTAACACCTGTAGGTGACGTAATCACATAACTTTCAGAATATGGTGTTGGGTTTATTGTAAATCCTGAGTTTGGACTATTTGGGTTTGTGTACCCAAATTGGTTTGAAACATTTGCTTGTGATGATGATGTTAAACCAGTGTACGTTGAAATTACTGAACCATTTCTAAACAATCTTATTTGTGTGAAATTACCAGCATCATTTTTAACACCTATGGATGATAATGATAGTGATAATGTTGAACCAACCTCAACTGTTGAATTTGCAACACCCGACAACGTAATTGTTGGTATTGTATATGTTGGGTTTTGTGTTGGGAATAACAAGTCATCAAATAATGATACAAATGTTTTACCGCTAATTTGTGATACTGTTGTACCGGCAGTTAAACCACCAACAGTACTTGCCATTGATAAAGATGAATCCAAAAGAGTGTTGTATGTTGTAAAAAGTATATTATTATTTGTTCCTAAACCAGTATTACCTGAAACTTGAACATTTGATGAAAACCCAGAAACAGACACAGTGTTACCATTATTGTCATACAATTCCAATGTAGACGACCCACTAAAGTATGTACCACCAGTAATTTCACTATATATACCACTTAAACCTGACTCACCACTAATTCCTGAGGTTCCACTTATACCGAGCATACCACTAATACCTGAAGTACCAGAAATTCCTGAGGTTCCACTTAACCCTGAAAGTCCTGAGATACCAGATGTTCCTAAAATACCACTTAACCCAGATAATCCAGAAACACCATTTAATCCAGATGTTCCAGAAATACCATATTGACCACTTATACCAGACGTTCCTGAATCCCCACTCAATCCTGAGATACCCGATTGTCCTGATGAACCAGAAATTCCACTTGTACCGGATTGTCCAGATAATCCTGAAATACCAGATGTTCCGATTATACCTGAAAGACCGCTGATTCCACTTGTGCCAGACAATCCTGATGTCCCACTTAATCCGCTTACACCAGACGTACCGCTTGTTCCAGAAACACCAGATGTTCCTGATAAGCCAGAGATTCCAGATTGTCCCGATATTCCACTCAATCCACTTATACCAGATTGACCACTTAATCCTGAGATACCGCTAATACCTGAAACTCCACTTGTTCCAGAAACACCAGATGTTCCTGATAAACCAGAGATTCCAGATTGACCACTAATTCCCGAAGTTCCACTTAATCCTGATGTACCAGAAGTTCCCGATAAACCAGATGTTCCACTTAATCCACTAATGCCTGAAGTACCACTAGTACCCGAAAGTCCTGAGGTACCTGATAAACCAGACAATCCTGATAATCCACTTATTCCTGAAGTACCAGATTGTCCTGATATTCCACTTATACCAGATATGCCAGATGTTCCACTTAATCCTGATAAACCAGAAGTTCCCGATAAACCAGAGGTTCCCTCTGGTCCTTCTGGTGAAGATCTTATAATACCATCATTATCGATAGTTAAGTATAAATTACTAGTTCCTCCTGTTTGTATACCAATAAATTTTACCGGATTGGTATTACCTGAAACTATTAATTGGTTGTTTTGAATTACTACTGTATTTGAACTATTGGAATCGTAAATTGAGAACATAGTGTCTCCAGAACTATTGTTAACCGCAAATAATAGTCCATTATTATCATCAATAACTTGAAGTAATTGACCATTTGTACCAACAACTTCAAACACAGTAGACCCGCTTGTGTCACCTGTTATTGTTGTAGTACCGCCAGTTGAAACAATTAATCTGTTTTTTTCATCTGTTGATACAATAAAACCTTTGTTATTATTATAGTTTGTACCGTTTGTTATTGCCATTACATAAAATTGTTTACTATTTTATATAAATATGACTTGGTCCGTGTTTTTATTTCTAAAATAATAACTTTAGTAACAATAAAAATAAAATTACTTTTTTATTATTGTGTATTCCGTAGCATCACCATTTTGATTGACCCAATTAGAAGCATCATTTTCAATTTCAAAAACCAAATTAGGTATTTCGGTTGGTGGATTTGTTGTTAAATTAATAATATAATACATAATTATGAAAATGTTAAAGTTATTGTTTGTGTGGGTTGACCACAAGAAGACGTGTTCAATCCACCCCAATTTAAATTCTTTATCATAGGTCTTATTGTATAAGTACCAGTACCCCCACAATCACATCCACCACTACTTGTTAAATAAATAGAATTCGTGTCAGCAGTACCCTGAACACAACCATGAAGTACTCTCCATGTTCTACTACCAATTATAACTGAGAAATTCGTTCCTGTTGTTCCCGTTCTTAATGCATTTGCAATACTTTGAACATTTGCATCACTAACTGTTAACGAAGTACCTAAAGAATTTGACATTGTCATTGTTGTGTATGTTCCTGTTAATTGACTTCTGAAAGTAGTCCAAGCGTTTTCTATTGTAGCACCAGGTGCAGTACTACCTGTAAATGTTCGTGAAAAAGTAACACCAGTACCTGCGGATGGTGTTATTGTTGGGGTTATTGATGGTGTTGGTGTTTGAGTTAACGTTGGGGTTATTGATGGTGTTGGTGTTTGAGTTAACGTTGGGGTTATTGATGGCGTTGGTGTTTGAGTCGGAACAACAAAAGATGTCGAACCAACAATTAGTCTAGAATTTATAATTGTTGTATTTTTAACAAATAATGACATATTATATTATTTGAACCCAACCAAATGATTTATGTATATAATAACCTTCATCATTATCTGTTTGATACACTAACAATCCTGTTGCGGGTGAAACAATAGATAATCTTTCTGATTCGGTCATGCGAGGAACTAAGAAACCTTTATCTGTAGAAACTAAGTCTAATATTGATGATGGTGTTGCTCCTGTTGAACCAATACTGACCCCCGATCCGTTCTCATAAATTGGAACAACGGTATTACCTAAAGTATTATTACTTGTAAATTTAGGGATATAATTTGTTGTACCACTAACCGTTAGATTTTGACCTGATATACCACTTGCACCACTTAATCCACTTGTACCTGAGATTCCTGAAGTACCTGATAAACCTGAGATTCCTGAAGTACCTGATAAACCTGAGATTCCTGAAGTGCCACTTAACCCTGATGTTCCAGATAATCCCGAAAGTCCTGATAACCCTGAAAGTCCAGATACACCACTTATTCCCGAAGCTCCACTTAATCCAGAAATACCTGAGGTTCCACTAATACCTGATAATCCACTGACACCAGATGTTCCTGATAAACCACTTATTCCAGATGTTCCACTGATTCCTGATAAACCTGAAATACCACTTAAACCAGAATTACCTATAACACCTACCGATGTAACAATAAAAGAGTAATATGTGGTCCCTTCGGTGTAATAATTTAATACATGTGTTGTTGAATCAATATTATTAGTGTAGATTCTAACAATCATTCTGTCAGATGGGTTTATAGTTATTGTCGGTAAAACCAAATCAACAAGTGCCTCTACAGGTGTAACAGCATCAACCCAACCAATTAGTGCGGTATTTGTATTTGCAGTTAAAGTATTATACGATGTACCACTAAAATCTGCTAAATCTATTTGACAATAAAATTCTATACCGTCATTTGATGCTGGTTTAAGAAAATGTAAATGAAATCTTTGCACTCCACCAGGGATTACTGCAAATCCTAACTCATCTGTTATGTATTCCGAAATTAAATTATTAGTTGAGTTACCAGCTAATGTTTTGGTTACTGTTTGTTGGGGATTTGATGTAGGTGTTGTTGAAAGTTGTTTATATGTTAAAGGTGTTTGAGTTATTGACTCGTTAAAATAATATGTTTGTCCAACCGAAATACCATTTTTTCCCGAAATACCTGATAATCCACTGACACCAGATGTTCCTGATAAACCACTAATACCTGATAATCCACTAGCTCCCAACAACCCACTTATACCTGAAGTACCTGATAAACCACTGATACCAGAAATGCCACTTATTCCTGATAAACCACTTAAACCTGATGTACCACTTAACCCTGATGTCCCCGATAATCCCGAAAGCCCAGACACACCACTAATACCTGATAATCCACCAGTTCCAGAAATACCCGATACTCCACTTGTACCCGAAAGACCACTGGTCCCTGATAATCCAGAAATACCCATCAATCCTGAGATACCACTTACCCCACTCAACCCACTTATTCCTGAAGTTCCAGATAATCCACTAATACCAGACGTTCCTGATAAACCTGAAATACCAAAAGTTCCACTTATACCACTAATACCGGATGTTCCTAATAAACCAGAGATACCCGATGTACCGGATTGTCCTGATACACCACTAGTACCACTTAATCCAGATAAACCACTTATACCTGATTCACCATTTATACCTGATAAACCCGAAGTACCAGAAGTTCCTAATAAACCGCTAACACCTGAAAGTCCAGATATACCACTGACTCCAGAAGTACCTGATTGTCCCGATATTCCACTTATACCAAATGTTCCTGACAAACCTGAAATTCCCGAGTTACCAGTCATACCTGAAGCACCCGATTGACCCGATATACCAGAAGTACCACTTGTACCAGATAATCCCGAAGTACCACTTGATCCAGACAAACCACTGGTTCCTAACAAACCTGAGATACCTTGCAAACCTGAGATACCTTGCAAACCTGAGATACCTTGCAAACCTACTGCACCACTTATTCCTGAAATACCTGAACGACCACTTATACCTGATTCACCATCAACACCTGCAATTCCATCTTGACCAACTAATCCACTTGTGCCCGAAATACCTTGCGAACCTACTGTACCGCTTATTCCTGAAATACCTGAACGTCCCGACAATCCTGAAATACCCGAGGTTCCTAATAAACCACTCACTCCACTTATTCCTGATAAACCACTTATACCACTAATACCAGATGTTCCTAATAAGCCACTTAAACCTGAAAAACCTGATACACCACTAGTACCACTTAATCCAGATAAACCACTTATACCTGATTCACCATTTATACCTGATAAACCCGAAGTACCAGAAGTTCCTGACAATCCACCAATACCAGAAACGCCCGATAATCCAGATATTCCCGATGATCCACTTATACCTGACAATCCAGATTCACCAGTCGGTGACGTAAACCCTGTAATAGTAATTGTACCACCAGTATTATCATATAATTCTAATGTTGTTGTTCCTGAAAAATATGTACCACCTGTTAATTGCCATGAAGATGATGAAAAAACTTTCCAATTTGAATTGTCGCTTGTGTAACCACTAATCCCATCAATCGTTGAACCAGTCCAAGCATCAATTAATACCTGACCTTCTGTTGTCGTGTTATTTACTTCAAAACCAAATTCTGTTTCAACTATTGATCCTGCATTTAATGCATCATTAAATAATTGTGTGTAACCTGAAATTTGAAAAATATAATTTTTTTGTTCGGTTACAACAGAAACCATCATACCTAATCTTCTTCTTCCTGAAGATATTCCATCACTATTTAACACTAATGTGTTAGGTAAACCAACTACGGGACTAATTGATAATTGTACGGGTATGGTATTACCACTATATAAAACATCACCCGTTGTTCCTGAAGGTATATTAAAAAGTAAGTCGTTTAAACTATATACTTCTTGATAACCACCAATTGATAATATATTAAAGTCCGTTCCAATATTTGAATTTAATGGGACAGATGTTGGTCCTGATACTGTGACAGGTGATATTGGATTTTTATAATTAAAACTCATTATGTTATTTGTGTACCTTTAAAATAAATATTATTAAAATTGTTTGTTCTGAATATCGTACTTGGTTTTGTTGTATAAACCCTGTAAGTACCTGATGGTATTCTTGTACCCGTATAATTTAGTGTCATGCTATAAATCGTTGAGTTCATCATGGCATTTGTTAAACTATTTGGACTATTTGAGTAATTGAAACCAATCTCAGTTTGTTTTTGACCATTTATACCAGCATCTGGTATAATCCAAGTAAACCAAGCGGTGTCATTTATAGTGTTTGCGGGTATTTCATGTGTAGTGAAATTAAATGCGGTAATTGCGTTACCAAAAGAATCTAAACCACCACTAGTTTGTGGTATTATTTGAGTTCTAACCGCAGGTAATAAACCAGAAGTCCAACCATTATAATTTATGTAACTATTTAATTGATTATTAAATGTTACTTGGGACAGACTTGGAGAACTCAAATTAAAGCCACCCCATGTGTGACCCTGACTTACCATGTATGTTGCCAAAGATGTCACACCTGATGCTGGTTCTATAAATAAATATGCAAAATAATCTGGTAATGGTGTAGGTGTTGGTGTAGGTGGTGGGAATGGTGTTGTCATACCAATAACATTATCAGGGCATGGACCATTACATTCAACAATATTGAAGAATGGTGTAGTGTTAACCAAATAGTGATGTCTAACTCTAACAAAATTTAATGGTTCTTCAAAGTATTTTATTCTTTTGAAATTAAAACACGATGTACCTAAGTTGTGGATTCCACCTGAAAATTCAGTTCCAGAACCCCAAGATTGTATTAATGGTTGATAACCTCTTGTTGATGGTATAACCTCTTCCCAGTCTTTTAATTTATAAATAGGTCTACCATTCAAATAAATTGTAAGTACACCTAATCTTCTTTGTCTTTCTTCCGCCCAACCTTTGTTTAATACCTCAACATCTTCATAAGTTGGTGTTGCACCTGTTAACCAAGCACTAACAGGAATTGTTAATGTTCTTCCTGTTATCAGGTCATTCCAACCACCATCATTTTCTATACCACAAAACTCATAATGTTTGTATCTATCAAAGGTTATTGTTATATTAAAATCTTGTGATGTTCCTGATGAACATAGGGTGGGCGTTTCACCTGATGACGTGTAGTATGATTCAGTATATCCACTATCTGTTGAGCAAACTCCTGAATATCTTACCGATTGCCAGCGTATTTTACCATCATTTGTAAAAGAAAAAGATAAATTATTGTCTGCATATTTTTTTATGTCGTTTTCGCCTCTAACACCCCAATAGTAAAATACATTACCTTCGGACCATGGTAAGTTTTCCTTATTAAAAATAAAATCCAAGGTCCAACCTTTTTCTGTTCTTCTTCTTATTTTTTCCAAACAAAAATCATCACCATCCCCATGGTCTATTTGATAAGCCCATGGTTTTGCGTTTGAAATTGGGTCTTGTGGACAACAAATAGTGTTACCAGTTGCTATGTTGAATAGTTCTTGAACACATGAAAAAGATGTCCCCGTAACACCTGACATTTCTGTAAATCCGGTATAAATTGTAAATCCCGTATAATTTGTTAAACCACTAAGTTCTAAATTATACGGATTAGATAAGGATTCATTAAATGCGTCAATTATTAATAAATGTGTATTATTGTTCCCATCTAAGTACTGATAAACATCATTTTGTAAAATAATGTCTGAATTTGATAATTGATTCGTAAACCCACTATAAGGTAATGTCCAAGTAAATGCTGAATACGTATATCCAGAATCATTTATTGTGTTATCAAATTCAACTAATGAAATTGTGTTTCTAACACAACTAGCATCTGTTAGCCCCGTTGTATTTATTTTTAACGTTGGATATACAATGGGGGTGTCCAAATCTAAAATCGCATCATCATAATCAAGATCAGTTTTGTAAACTTCGTAATCGTGATATTCTGATGAATCGAGTTTTAAATCTAATTTACTACCCCAAAATTTTAATATGTTTTGACTATTCATGTTTTATATAAATATCTTTCGTTTCTTTTGATATTTATATAAAAAACTAAATGTATGGATAATTTCATAAAAAATATTATTGAGGAGACTTTTAAGTCAAAAGCACAACAAAGATTTTTCTATGCAAAGGCGGGGGATAAGTCGATACCAAAGAAGGAAAGAAAAAAATGGAGTAAAATGGCTGATGAGTTTTCTTCGGACACCGACTATAAAAAAATACCAGAAAAGGTTGAGTCTGATGTGAGTGAAATTGTGGACGACAATGGTAATATTGGAAGAAAAAAAATACCACAAACAAAAGATTATAAAGGCGCAACTAAAAAAACCACGGATCAAGTGGTTGCAACATCTATGGGTCAAATGGGTACTCATGGGGTAATTGGTCTTGGTAATCATTCATCTACTTTAAAATATTGGGCGGAAGCGGATATGAGTAAAGCGTTAGGTTATGAAAAAACCTTAGGAAAAGACAAAGATATGGAAGATGCTGAAGAATATTTCCAAGATGAACTTGGTATGGACGAGCCTGAAAGTGAAGAAAGATTAAAAACATATGGTTATGACCCAAAATTACCGGGTGATAAAGTAAGGTTAATTGAAAATCCTAAAAAATATATACAAGACTATGTTGAAACGGTTATGAGTAAAAAATCATCTGTTGGTGATTTGGTTAAAAAAGATCAAACCGAAGATGTTGAAAAAGAATTAAACCCAATTATTAAAAGACAGGTTGATGCATTAAAACAAACAATGGAAAAAAACGACATTCCAATGGACCAAATTGTTAAATTATTAAAGAAAAAAGGAAATGAATAAAGATTTAAAAGGTAAAGTTTTTAATGTTCCACAAGACATTTTAGATAAAATAAACCATACAATTACTGGTTTAAATGGAAAAAATGTGCGAGGAATACAAAGAGCTAAAAAACTTTTAAACGATAAAACGGTAAATTACGGACAATTAAAAAGAATAATCCATGACATACAAAACTTGGATAAAACCAATGAAAGAACAAAATATGATTTGTATGGTGGTGAATTAATGGAAAGATGGTCGCAACAATTTTTAAAGGGTGAAAGAGACTTAATCAGTAATAAAAAAGATTCAAGGAAAAGGGCTGACGAAATATCGTCTATTACAGGTGAAAGAAAAAATTCACATTTAAAAAAACACACAAAAAAATTTAGTTTTAAAATTCCAACTAATTTAGTAAAAAGTAATTCACATAAAACGTCAATTTCACCAATAACATCGTTAAAGTTGTTTGAAGAAATTGAAAAAATAAAAAATTTAATTAGTAAATAATATGCCAACCCAATTAGAGATTATTGCCAATGGTGAAAGAAACACATTAATGGCAAAAAATGAATATAACTACGGGGATCTTTACAACTCATCAAACCCAAACGCATTGTCTGATGGGGATGAAAAAGGTAAAGGAGAACAAAATAACAGTATTGGTTCATTAACGGATATTAATGAAAGAAAATCGTTATTAGCTAAAAACATATACAACAATAACTTTGGTTATGGTGTTGTTAACCCAAATGCAATATCTGACGGAGACGAAAAGGGTAAAGGAGAATCTAGTAGTGGTTCGGTTGGGTCACTAACCGACATTAATGAAAGAAAAACACTATTAGCAAAAAATACTTACAATAATGGGTTTGAGTATTCTTCAGTTAATCCTAACGCATTATCTGACGGAGATGAAAAGGGTAGAGGACAGAATCCCGGTGGTGCTGTCGGAACAAAAACAGACATTAACGAAAGAATCACATTATTGGCAAAAAATACTTACAACAATGGGTTTGAGTACTCTTCAGTTAATCCTAATGCAATATCTGACGGAGACGATAAAGGTAGAGGTGAAAACCCTGGAGGTAGTGTTGGGACAAAAACAGATATTAACGAGAGAATCGTTTTAAAAGCAAAAAATAAATACGGAGAAACAAAACAATATCCTGATTTTTAATGGGTAATTTAGAAAATATATTACAAATAATATTGGAACAATCCCCAACATCATCAAGAAATAAGATGTTGATTGATGCGATACAAAATCGTAATCCTGTTTCATTTTATTATAATGGACCAAAAGGTGAGGTTTTGCCCGGTAGAAGGATAAAGGCAGAGCTGGTTGCCATGGGATTGACAAAAAAAGGTAATTTAGTTGTTAGGGGGTGGGTTCAACCACCATCGGTTTCCAAAAAAGGTTTTGGTAAACATGGATGGAGACTTTTTAAAGTTAAAAACATGTCGGGTGTTCAAATATATAATGAGGAAACTTTTAACACAAAGAGACCCAACTATAACGAAAATGGTGATAATAGTTTAACAACCATTTACGCTAAAACTAAGTGGACAGACACCCCTGATCTTAAACCTAAAACAGAATTACCAAAACCAGTTGAAAAACCAAAAGAAAAGGTACCGGAAATAAAACCAAAAGAAAAACCACAACCAACACCACAAAAAGAAATTAGACGTGATTTGGAGGTTTATGATGTTTTAAAGAATAAAATATCGGTTATCAATAACAAAAAACAAATTTCACCAGAAGAGGTTAAAAAATCTATTGATGATTTGTATAAAAAGAAAACTGAAGATTGGAAAAACTACCAACAAGAAATTGGTGCAAATACGACGCCAGGTGAAGGCACAAGAAGAAGAATAGAGAAAGAAGCTGAATATGAGTTATATAACTTATTAAAACAAAATAACGTAGAGGTTGGTACAGAACAGCCATTACAGGAATCTATAAACAGAATTAAGACTTTAATTTTCTTTTAAAAATAGTTATTATAAGGAAAAAATATTATGGAAAATACAGGAAGAGGTGTAATATCAGAAAACTCACTAATGCAAAAATTGGTTATGGCCAAAAAAGTGATGAATAAAGTTGAAACTGGTGATTTTGAAAGAGGTCACGTTAATGAAGACATTATTAGGTCTAACCCGGAAGACGTTATTCCAAATGCAATAGAAACACCAACAAACACACAACCAAACGTAAATGTTAATAAAATTATGGAATCTAAATTACCAGAAGCGATAAAAAAAGCTATGATTGAGAATCCAATACCACAAATAAGTTTAACAGATTCGTTAGATTTGAATTTTGTTCAAAAAACAAAAAAATTAATGGAAGCTGAGGGTGTTTCCACCAAATCAAAACCAAAAACAACACAATCATCCTCAAATGTGGATATTAATCAATTAAAACCAATAATTGAAAATATCGTTAGAAAAACCGTTACCGAAATTTTAGATGCAAAGTTAAATCAAATCTTAACAGCCCAACAAACACTATCAATTAATGAAAATTTAGTTCTTAAAGTTGGTGATTCTGTGTTCAAAGGTAAGATTACAGGTGTAAATAAATCAAAATAAGTTTGATTTTTCATTTTTTTTTACTATAATTTAGACATACAAGTTAAATTGATGTCAAAAATTAAAATTTTAGCAATACCTCCGGACACTCATGGTGTGGGTAAGTACCGTATTCTAGATCCTTTTAAATATATAGGAGATAACCACTCAGACGAGTTCCATGTCGACATTGCTTTAAATGTTGAAATGAATGACGACTTTTTCAAAAATTACGACATTGTTGTTTTTCATTCATTTATACATCAAAACGGTCACCAAGAAAATATCGATAGGATTAATTTCTTAAAATCACAAGGAATAAAAGTTGTTATGGATATTGATGATTATTGGAATGTCGATCATAGACACCCAATGTATCATCATATAAAATCCGCAGAATTACCTCGTAAAAAAGTTGAGTTAATGAAGATGGTGGATTATGTTACATGTACAACAGATATTTTCGCAAATACTATTAAAACTAAAATTGGTATTAAAAATGTTATTGTATTTCCAAATGCGATTGATCCCAATGAACCTCAATTTCAATCAAATCCAACCAAAACAGATAGAATTAGATTTGGATGGTTAGGTGGTTCTACACATTTACATGATATTGAATTATTGAAAGATTCAATATCAATGATAACCCAAGACTATGAAAACACTCAATTTGTTCTTTGTGGTTTTGATTTGAGAGGAACTGTAACACTTATCAACCCACAAACAGGTGAAAAAACAACTAGACAAATAGAACCAAAAGAAACAGTATGGTATCAATATGAAAAAATATTCACAAATGATTATAAAAGTATTGATGAGGAATACAAAAAATACTTAATGACGTTTACCGATTTAAGGGTTGATGCGTCAAATAAAAAATATAATAGAGTTTGGACACAACCAATTTCTAAATATGGTTTTAATTATAATTTATTTGACATATCTTTGGCACCATTGTTAGAAAGTGATTTTAATAAAAACAAATCACAACTAAAGGCTATCGAGTCGGGTTTCCATAAAAAAGCTTTAATTGCTAGTGATGTTGACCCTTACACAATAGATTTGGTTAGTGCGTATAGTGATGGTAAATTTAATGACAATGGTAATTGTTTATTAGTATCACCAAAGAAAAATCACAAACAATGGTTTCAACACATGAAAAGACTAGTTGAGAACCCTAATATGGTTGAAGATTTAGGAAATAGATTATATGAAACAGTAAAAGACAAATATTCATTAGTAAACGTATCAAAAGATAGAACACAATTTTTCAAAACAATAATTTAAAAACAAAAATTTATGCATTATTTAGTAACAGTCGGATACGAGTTGGAGCAACTTGACCGCAACGGAAACCCAAGATTACAAAAAGTTAAATACATCGTTGAAGCCGAATCGGTTGAGGAAGCGACATTAGTTGTTTCAAAATATCGTCAAGGTGACATGAGATCAAGCGAAAGCTTGGCAATTGTTAAAATGCCAATTGAATGTATCATCGATCAAAAAAACACACCTGAATATTTTAAAGGATAATTTATGTTAACGATAGAACAACTTGAACAGAATAAAAAAAAGTTCAAAGAAACTAATAAAAAATATAGTATTCTCACTCAAGAATTGGAAGATTTCTTGGGTGAGGATTTTTACACATCACCAGCAACTACTATGTTGGATATGTACGGATCTTATCCCGGTGGTTTACTTAATAACTGTTTAAAAGCTGCTAAGTACTCCATTAAGATAAATGATTTGTTACCTGATAATGTTAAATTAAATCCGGTATCAATACTTAAATGTATTTTCATATCACAAATAGGAAAGGTATTTCTTTTTAAACCAAACAAAAATGATTGGCAAATTAAAAACCAAGGTAAAATGTATGAGTTTAATGAGGAATTGGTATCATTAAAAGTTGGTGAAAGGTCTGTATATTATGCAACCAAATACGGAGTTTCTTTAACAGAAGAAGAATACCAAGCAATTTTAAATACAGATAAAGACTCTGATGATAAACAAGCAAAGTATTATTCAGAAAATTTAACACACGTAATAAAAATGGGTTTTGAATTATCTATATTAGAAGAAAAAAATGGAAAAAAGTGATATTGAAAAATACTTAAACAAACTTTTAGAGTTTGAAAAAATATTATCAACTGGTGAATCAAAAGACACTAATTACATTACCGAACTTAACGAAATGTTAAACAAACTCGGAAAAGATGTTGAAAATAATGTGATTTACAACACTAACCAAATGGAGGTTAAGATTAAAAAACTATCACCTAATGCTGTTATTCCATCGTATGCGAAAGATGGTGATGCTGGTATGGATTTAGTGGCAACTAAAATAATTGAAAATACAAGCTTTGATGTGACTTATGGTACGGGTATTGCAATGGAAATCCCAAAAGGTTACGTTGGATTAGTGTTTCCACGTTCTTCAATAAGAAAAACAGATTTGAGTTTAACTAATTCTGTTGGTGTTATTGATAGTGGTTATAGGGGCGAAATACAGGCAACATTTAAAAAAGTTTTCGGACCCAATGATATTAGAATAGATCAAACAGACTATAAAGTTGGTGATAGGATTGCACAAATTATCATCGTACCATACCCAAGTATTAAATTTGTTGAAGTTGATGATCTTACCTCAACTGAAAGAGGTGAAGGTGGATTTGGTAGTACCGGTTCGTAATTTTAACTGAACCATAATAATTATATTTAAACAAAACAGACTTGAAAAAAACAACAACCAAATCAGGAAAAACTAATTCACATGTTTTCGAGGAAAGAAAACAAAACAAAAAAGAAAGAATTAGACAGCTAATAAAACAACCAAAAGAAAAATTCCTTACAAAGAATCAAGAAGAGTATTGGAATATTTTGGGTGACAATGAAATAACATTATGTTTTGGACCTGCGGGTGTAGGTAAATCATACATCGCAATGAAAAGAGCCATTGATTTACTTTGGAGTGACGAAAACAAATATGAAAAAATAATCATAGTTAGACCCGCAGTTGAAGCGGAGGAAAAGTTGGGATCGTTACCGGGTGGTCTTGAAGAAAAATTAGACCCATATATCTATCCATCGTATTACCTATTAAATAAAATAATTGGAAAAGATGCGAGAGAAAAATTGGCAGAAGAAGGATTTATTGAAATTGCCGCATTGGCATATATGAGGGGATGGAACGTTGATAATACAATTTTAGTTTTTGAAGAGGCTCAAAACGCAACACCATCTCAAATGAAATTATTATTAACAAGGATAGGATTCAACTCAAAGTTTTTTATCTCGGGAGATTTGGAACAATCGGACAAATATAAAGATAAAACCAAAACAGGTTTGTACGATGCAAAAATAAGATTGGGTGAAATGAGAAATATTGGTGTATTTGAATTTAACGATAAAGATATTGTTAGAAACCCACTTATTACTGAAATATTGAAAAGATACGATTAGTATTTACACATAAGTGTTTTATTATTATATTTCTGTTATGGAAGTATATGTAAGTATTGATGGTGTATTAAGAAACACCCTTCAAAAATTTGATTATCATTATAAGGATTATTTTTTAAACACGGAAACCGAAAGTGAAGAAACTTTTGAATATGGTTTAAAAGATAATCCTTCATCTATTAAAGGTATCTTAAACACCTATAATTTTCAATCCGAAGAAGAATACAAGAAGTTTTTATACTTTGATTTTCCAATAGAAATATTTGGTCATGCTGGTTTGAGTTATAGTCATGCTGCAACTGATTTTAATACCATGTTATTTGATAATCCTGACGTAACATTTACAATTGTTGGTTTATCAGAAAAGGGTAAATCAAAACCAGCCTCTTTATTTTTCCTTTCAAAAAATGGCATTCTTTGTGACAATGTAAAATTCTCAAATTATGATGAGATAAATAATCTATGGTCTAATTGTGACTTATGGATTACTGATGATGAAACAGTCATTTCCATGTGTCCAAAAAATAAATCTGTTATTAAATTTAACACATATTACAATAATCACTTTACAAATAAAATAGAAATAAATAAATTAAATGAAATTCAAAAAGAATGGTTGAGTTATTCGGAAAAAACTATTACATCGACATTGAAACAATTACTGAAAAATGTCAAACAGGCGGCACTATCAAAAATGAAGATGATAGTGTATCGTTAGAAATAAACCTTTTCAAATATGAAGTTATCAAACTTTGTCTTGAGCGTGTTTTAGGTGAATTTAATGAAACCGATGAAGAATTGGGACCAATTGCAGGAAACAGTTTGAGTGTATCATTTAAAATTGCATTTAACACATTAATAAAATACGGAGTACTAATAGAAGAAGATGATGAATAATAAAGAAAACATTGAAAAATTAGAAACATCACTAAAAAATTTAGAGGACAATCAAAATGTTATCTATTTTTTAGTGTACGACACGAGAAATAATCCACGTGCGTCTGTTAAACATATCTATGATATGGCATTAACATTAAAAGAATCGGGCTACAATTCAAAAATTTTAGTCGAGGATAAAACATATACTGGAGTTTCAAAATGGTTAGGTGAGAAATATGATTCACTGGATGTTGTTACAATTAAGGACGATAGAGTCGAAATAAAAATCGAAGATATTGTTGTTGTTCCTGAATATTACTCTAATGTTTTGGAAAGTTTAGCAAATATCCGTTGTGTTAAAGTTATGTTGGTACAACAAAAAGAATATATTTTTGAAACTTTACCAATTGGTAGTAGATGGTCTGACTTTGGATTTGATAGGGTTATTACAACAACCGAAAATTCTAAAAAATACATCAATGATTTGTATTCGGAAAGTTTAGTTCACATAATTCCACCTATTATTGGGGAAGAGTTTACACCATCTGAAAAACAAAAACTACCAGTGATTTCAATTATGACTAAAGACAGGTCTAAAACCAAAAAAATAATTTCAGAGTTTTATATTAAATACCCATTTTTAAGATGGATAACATTTAGAGACATGGTTGGTTTAAGTTATTCAGAATTTGCCGATTTTCTTAAAACATCAATGGTTTCTGTTTGGGTTGATGATGACTCAACCTTTGGTACTTTTCCACTTGAATCAATAAAATGTGGTGTACCAGTTATTGGTAAAATACCGAGAAACGAACCTGATTGGTTAAGTGAAAATGGTATGTGGACATATGATGAAAACAAAATCGTTGAAATTCTTGGAACTTTTGTAATGGCTTGGTTAGACGGTTCTGAATTAAATGATGACGTTAAACAAAAAATGAAAGAAACGTTGTTACCATATGATACAGAAATTACCAAAAACAACATTATTAGTATTTTTGGTTCATTTAAAAATAAAAGAGTTGAAGCAATTCAAAACGCGTTAGAAAAATTAAAAGAGGAGATAACAGAATGAAAAATATAACAGTGATTTTACCCATACATAAATGGGATGACGAATATAAAATGATGTTTGAAAATGCCGTTGAGTCGGTTGAAGAATTTTACAACGATGTTAAATTGGTAATTGTAACAAACGAATCAATTTCATCACAACTAAATCTTCAAACAGGAAAACTTGAATATAGTATTATTAAAAACGAGGGTTCAATGGACTTCTGTTCTCAAGTTAACTTGGGTATTGAAAATTGTGACACTGAGTGGTTTTCAATATTAGAAGTTGATGACGAATATACCCAAAATTGGTTAACTACCATGGATAGTTACATGAAAGAAAATCCAGATGTTGAGACATTTTTAACTTTGGTTAAAGATATTAATGTTGATGGTAAATTCTTAAGTTTTACAAACGAATCAACATGGGCATATGGTTTTACCGATAAACAAGGGTTTTTATCAAACGAAGCATTACTTGAATACCAAAATTTTCAAATATCGGGTGGTTTATACAAAACATCAAAGATTAAAGAGTTGGGTAAGTTCAAAGAGAACATTAAACTTACGTTTGGATATGAGTTTTTGCTTAGATTAACACATAATAACGTTAATGTTATGACAATACCTAGAGTTGGTTATAAACATGTTAATTTTAGAGAAGATTCGTTGTTTTGGTCATTTAAAAACGATGAAAAAACAAAATTATCAGAAAATGAGGTTAAGTTTTGGTTAGATACAGCAAAAAAAGAGTTTTTCTTCAAGAATAAACGTGATATTACATATGTAGAAAATTAAGAATGCCTCGAAAAAGAACCCAAAAAATGTATTTTGGGGAGGAACAAGAACAAGCGGTAATACGATACTTAGAATCAGAATCCGAAAAAGAAAAGAACAAGATATTCAATGAATATTTAAAAGAACCTCTCACAATAATGGTTGAAAGTATAATTCGCCGTTATAAACTATATAGGAAAGACTTGGAATTTAATGAAATTCACACAGATACCATGTCTTTTCTAATGACGAAGATAAGTAAATTCGATCATACTAAAAATCATAAGGCGTATTCGTATTTTGGTACCATTTGTAAACACTATTTGATGGGTGTTATTCAGAAAGACACAAAAGAAACCAATAGAAACGTATCATATGACGATATTTCATCAGATCTTGAAGAAAGTATCGAACATTCATATATAATTGATGAGGTTCATGTTGATTACAGGGATGTAATTCTAAAATTGGTCAACCAACTTGAAGATTTTATGGAAAATGAAGAATTGACCGAAAACGAACAAAAATTGGGATACGCTTTAGTTGAAATCTTTAATAATTTTGAAAAAATATTTCAGATTGGTGAAGGTAACAAATTCAACAAAAATCTCATTCTTCTTTCATTACGTGAAATGACATCACTATCAACTAAAGAGATAAGAATATCTATGAAAAAATACAAAAAAATATATGATGGTATTGTTGTTGATTTAATAAATTAATAATTTTTGTATTTATTGTTATGGGACAAAGAAAAAATTTAATATCCTTAGATACCGATTCGGCACTTGCATTGATGCAAGAAATCTACAACGATATTGTGGAACAAAAAAACACAGCATCAATGATTACAAAGAAAATGTTAACCTTTATGAAGGATGCTGAAGATATGAGTGTCATCGGTCCCGTTATTAAGGAACAACAAAAAATTTTAAATGATTGTACCGAAAAGAAAATATCATTAGTTAAATTACAAAGTGCTTTATTGAAACAAACAACTGGTGGTTCAAACGCAAGCGGTGGTAAATTACAATTAACCGATGAAGATAAAGCCATTTTGGAACAATTAATGAAAGATGACAATAAAGAAGACGCTGGTGTGACATACAAAGGATAATGGGTAAATCTACTGAAAGAAAAAAAGAGTTAAAAGCTAAAATTGAAGCAATAAAAAAGATAAATGATAATCCAAAAGCATTTACGAATAATGTTGCAGATAAGTATTTAGAAAACATCCCATCCGTTGATAAATTTGTCGGTAAAAAACTTGACGATTTAAAGAAAAAAAGAAACTTAAAGAAAGAAAATAAAAATGATATTTTTTCAGATTTATTAGAAATTGCCGAAAGTTTCACATCATCTAGTAAAAAAACAAGTGGAAAAGAAACCGACATTAAACAAACTGCAGGACCAGTAAACTCCGATAAGTTAGCAACAAAAAAAAGGTTAAAATCACACGCAAAAAAATCTGCAGAAAAAACCTCAGACTCCGCAAAAGAAATTGTTGTTAAAAGATTATCTGAAATACTTTTTATGGGTGAAGGTATATGTGGTACTGAATCCACATTTCTTTTTGACTCAATAACCATAAGACCCGAAGAGTTTGACATTTTAAAAATGTTAACCATTGATCCAGATAGTAATTGTGGGTTTCTAACATATGAACCAAAAAATAGAGATCTTGGCAAAGTAAAATTTAATAGAGAACTATATGGGTTATTTAATGGTGGAACTTACACATTTAACGCAAACAATGGTAATAATCTATTTACTAGTGGTTGGGATTCTGGTAATCAAAGATACAATATAAGTGGATTAACACTGAACAAAAATACACAAACATTCATCCAAGACTATTATTCATCACTTGAATTTTCAAAGATAGACGACATTTTAAAAAATAATTTAATGTTAACACTACAAGGAGGATCAAGTTGTTCAGATTCGGTTAAATTTATTTCTGGATTGGATAAAATGTTAAAACTTATTGCGGATTTGTTTACAATATGCGGTTCTCCAACAAAAAAAGACGAACTAAAAAACCAAACTGCGGTTGATTTATTTTCTGAAACTGACGAAGACACTGAATTTTACTTTAATTTTGATGATGTTGAAGGTATTGATTTAGATGATGAAGATTTAAGATATAGAAGAGTTCTTAGGTTTAAAGATTGTTACAATTTTGAGGTTGAAGTTGATGATTTACACATAGAAGATTTTATTTATATAACTAAAAACGATAACGTGGATTCGGCTATTGATTCTGTTTTAGAAAGCGTTGCCATGGATGCGTCAGAACAAGCAGATAACGGACTTTCAATTGAAGACTTTTTAAACAACCTATTAACTAATTTCATTTTGGGTATACCAAAATCAATAATACTTTCGGTAATTTCTCCTAAAATATTTTTTCCTATTGTTCTTCTTTATAAAATTTTTAAACAAGCAGGATTAACAATAGAAGAGTTATTTAAACGACTTAATAAAGCAATTTTAAATATTGTTAAAGATTTATTTTGGTTGTTTTTACGTGAGTTTTGGAAACTAATCAAGGCAGATTTATTGGCGTTTGTTGCTATATTGGTTAAAAAGATTTTAAAAAATAAATACAAACGATACTTACTCATTATAACGGCACTTATTGCGTTATTAAAGAAAATATTAGAGAATGAAATAGATAATTGTTCTGAATTATTTCAAACAATTTTAAACACGATAGATATTGCACTATCATCAGACGCACCAATATCAGTTCCACCAATATTATTGGCAACTGCAGGCGCGCTTCCGGGTTATAGTCAAGATAGGGCATTTATGAACATCATGGAAAGACTTGAAGCTTCTGGTGTTCCAACAGGTCCATTGTTTGGTGAAGATAATGATATAGGATTGTTAGTTAAATCAATAATTGATGGTCATACTGAAGAAGAGGATAAGAATTCTTTTGTAAAAATTGTTTTAAATCCAGGTACTTTACCAGGTCCACCTTTAGCGGGTGGTGCTGTTATACCACCTGCAGTTATATCTGGTGTAGGAAAAAAATTCTAATATGGAAAAGGAAAAACTTGAATCGATATTGAACGATGTTAAAAACAAATCAAATAAAGACTTATTTGATGCTGAAGAATTTTTATTCAGTGAATTTGAAAAAACTAAAGCATTAATTATTGATCTAACCAAACACATAGACATAATTGAAGAGTTCCATAATAAAATAATGGAAGAAATTGAAGATAGAAAAAAAATATGAGTAATATAATTCAATTAGCTGTTTGTATTGACAACAACGACCCAAAAGCAATGGGTAGAATACGTGTTATTGATTACGATGACTATGTTGCTGGTAAAGAAAATGTGATACAATATGAAAAATGGAGTAAAGACGATCCATTTATTGCTTTTCCATTTTTACCTAACAATATAAATTTTATTCCAGATATAAGACAGGCCGTTAAAATCATTAGATACGATAGTGAGAAAACAACCGTAAACCAAGAATACATTGCGGGTCCATTCACAACAAGGTTTGATTTTGATTCTGAAACGTTTTCACAACAAATATCATACACCAGTTATGGTGTGATGGTTAAAGAAAAAGAAGACATTATAAAAACTGAAGATGGTACATTACCACCTAACGCACTAAATGCCATTTCAAAATACAAAGACTATTCTGTTAATGGTAAGTATGGTTCTGATATAATACTTACTGAGGGTGGTGTTGTTTTAAGGGGTGGTAAATTATTATCTAAGGACATTGCAACCCCAAACGAAAAAGTACAAATATCCAAAAACGTACCTTTAATTTCTAAAAAAGTGGCTAAATTACAACTTAAAAAGTTTGGCGGTAAAAAAGTTGTAAAAAAAGATGTTATAGAAAAAGAAGTTATTGATGCTAAAAATTTAAGATATATTATAGAATATTCTGTTGATGATTTAACAAGTCCAACCTTGGTTAGTTTTTTTATTTACCAAGTATTGGACCAATATGGTCAAAAATATAGTTCAGGTAATTTTAATCAGTTTACTGAAATTATTGGTTCTGAAGCTAAGTTGTTGAATACCGGTAATACGTCACCAACATTTACAATTAATTTATTAAACTTACAAGATTATTCAACCTCATCGTTAACCGAAAAAACAAAAGACACATATACAACGATAAGAACCAAAATAAGTGAAATGCAAAAAAATGGTTTTGATCAAGTAATACCATTTGAGGTTTTGTCGTTGTTTAATATATCTACTTCAGACATATATCCTTTCTTTTTTAGACCAACATTTGAATTTAGAAACAGAAATGCTAATACAACACAAGAAAGTACTAAACAAACCATTTTAAATGGTGTAAAATCAACTTCACAGGGTTCTGCAGGTGCTGGATTGGTATTTAGTCAAACAAGACTTAACCCAACATCAAGAAAGGTTTCAGAAACTGTTGATTCAATCAAAACAGACACAACATCAAGAGAACAAACATTCGGTAGTTTAACGATGGATAAGTTTTATTTGTTATCGACTGATACTAATTTTACAGATAAACGTATTGATTTCGACCTTTTAGATAGTTACGAATATACTCAGGATGATTATTTAACCAAAATAGATCCTAACACATATTCTATTGTTAGGGGTGAGGTTTTACTTGAGTTTATCAGAGCAATGTACAATGTGTTAACCACCCATGTTCACAATATCAACAAACCCTACGTTATGAAAGACTATGATGCGCACGAAAATCTACAGAATCTTTTTAACAAATTAGAAAATGAATTACTGAACAAATCGGTAAGAATCAACTAATTTGATATTTATAAGATAAAAAAGATGTCATACTTTCGTTCATATTTTGAAAAAAACAATACAATTGTTAAAAATTCTTTGGTAAACACTGCCAAAAACACCGCAACCGAGATTTTTTATGGCTCAAGTTTTTCCAAATTTATCTTCAAGGTAGATTTTACAGACTTGATATCTAAAGTTAATAATGGTGATTTCGTCATTACAACTGGAACAACACACCACTTAAAGATGACTAATACCATATTTGGTGATAATAAACTTATTGGTGAAGTTAGGGGCAATGCTAGACAACGAGCAACATCATTTGATTTAATTGTATTTAGGGTCCCTGAAGAGTGGGATGAGGGTGTTGGTTTTGACTACGAATTTACCACTTATGAAAATGTGAATGAAGATAGACCTTTTGATGATAGACCCTCAAACTGGTATAATAGAACAGTAGTGTCTGGATGGACAACACCGGGTATTTACACCACAGGTGCAACAATAATTGATACCATACATTTTGATAATGGAAACGAAAATTTAAGTGTGGACATAACCAATTATGTTAATGGTATTATATTATCAGGAAACACTGATTATGGGTTAGGAATTGCATTTGATGATGTATACCAAAACATTGAATTAGATTACGATCAAACAGTTTCTTTCTTCTCAAAATATACTCAAACATTTTTTGAACCTTTTGTTGAAACAATTTTTGACAACAGAGTTCAAGATGATAGACAAAACTTTATTGGTGAAAGAATTAACAACCTTTATTTATATGTTACAAAAGGTACCAATTACTATGACTTAGATAATTTACCAGTTGTTGATGTGTTAAACTCTGCAAATGTATCTATTAGTGGTTTAACCAATTTACCAACAGTTAAAATACGCAAAGGTGTTTATAAAGTTTCTTTTGGTATTTCAGGTCAATTATGTGATGGTAAAAGATTTTTTTATGATAAATGGAAAAACATCACAATTGATGGTGTTTCGTTAACAGATATTGTTCAAAAATTTGTACCAAAACCATTTACTGCGGGTTATACTTTTGGCGAAAATCCTACGGAAACTCAAAAATATGTAATGCAATTCTCAGGAATAAAACAAAATGAAAAGATTATTAGAGGAGAACAAAAGAAGATTGTTTTAAATCTAAAATCTATATCACAACCAAAAACCCAATTATTTGACGAGGTTTATTATCGTATTTTCATAAAAGAAGGAAACACAAACGTTATTGTTTATGATTGGACAAGAACCGATGTGACAAATGAAAACTCTTTCTTTTTGGATACATCGTATATGATACCTAGAGAGTATTATATGGAATTTAAAGCCAAAACATATAACGAAGAGATATTCTATGATGAATACGTTAAGTTTGAGATATTATCAGAAAAGTAAAATATTTATAGGTATGAGCAATTTAAGAAACATAATCAAATTACAACTAAAAAATTTAGTTGAAGAAGTAGATGGTAGAGATGATGGTACATATATGATAATTTCTAATCTAGAGCAGATGAAGAAAGATATTGATAAAATATTATCATATAAAGACTCACCATATTTTCATAAAGTAGTTACTGGAGATCACGCATGGGCTGGAGACCACATAACAACATCAAAAGATGATGTTGAAGAGGTATCTAACTTTGTTGAGGGATTTATGGAACAAATGAACTTATCTGAAGCCAAGAAAAAATCAAATAAACTTTGTTCAAGAGGTATTTCGGCAGCTAAATCAAAATTTAAAGTCTACCCAAGTGCATATGCTAATGGGTACGCAGTACAAGTTTGTAAAGGTAAAATAAAAGGTTTGGATGGTAAAAAACGATGTTCAGGATCTTATTGTTCGGGTAAAAAATCAACAAACGAAAACATTAACGAATCAAAAAAAGAAGACTATAAGATATATCACGATTCATACACCTCAGCAATAAATTCGGCATTAAATTATGCCGAGAAAAAAGGGTATGAATATGATAAAGAAGAGACTGCAGAAAAAATTGGTTTAGGTCCTAAAAAACCATCTGAGGGTAAAACAAACAGATTTTCAATAAATCTAACTAAAGATGGTAAACCACAAAGAAAAAATTTACAGATACAAGTTTACGGAATGGGAAATAAATATGAATTAAATTGTTACATTAATTAATATTACTCATGAAAATTAGAATAAACGAAGAAGATCTAAAATACGTTAATGAATCAATCATTAATGGTGAAGTTCTTAAAGAAGATCTTGGTAGATGGTTTAAAGAAAAATGGGTTGATGTTTCAAGAAAAATAGATGGTAAACATCCACCATGTGGTAGAAAATCCGCATCAGGTGAAAAAGGTAGAAAAGGATATCCAAAATGTAGACCGAAAAAAAAGATATCAAAAGACACCCCAAAAACCGCATCTTCTTACTCTAAAAATGAGAAGAAATCAATGACCGCACAAAAAAGAAGGGCAGAGAAAAAAAACCCAAAACCAGGAAAAGGTAATAAACCCACAATGACAAGATTTGATGAAGAAATGAAAAAAAGACAAGTAATTAGAATAACCGAGGAACAATTTAAAAATTTGTTTGAATCAAATGAAAATATACATGTATTAAGTTACGATGATGAATTTGGTTCGGTAGAAAACACCTCATTTGAATCATCTGGTTTATTAAATGAAGCCGAATATCAAGGACGTAAAGTAAAACTTGGTAAGATAATGCAAGGTGATATTAAGAAATTTAAAGTTTACGTTAAAAACGATAAAGGAAAAGTGGTAAAAGTAAACTTTGGTTTTGGTGGAAAATCAGCAAAAGGAAAAAGAATGGTTATTAAGAAAAATAACCCTAAAAGAAGAAAATCATTTAGGGCTAGACATAATTGTTCAAATCCAGGTCCACGTTGGAAACCTAGATATTGGGCTTGTAAAACTTGGTAATTAATAATAGATAATATCTATTCCACACTCACCCAACATCTCTAAACTTTTCTTTTGGGATTCATCCCATTTTTCTTTGTTTGTCGTGGTACAAACTCTTTTACAATATATCTTTTTTATACCAGTGTTTATAATTGCTCTAGCACAATCTGTGCATGGTAATCCTGATGTTAAATATATTGTTGAATCTTTTAATGGGGTACCGACCCTGGCAGCATTATAGATAGCGTTTCTTTCCGCATGTTCAAACCAAAAGTATTTCTCGGGTCTAACTTGTCTTTCTTCATTATCGTCTCTTAAACCTCTCGGAAATGAATTATAACCAGTTGATAATATCTCATTATCTTGACCAACGATAACCGCACCGATTTGTGTTGACTCGTCCTTAGATTTTAATTTAACTTGCTCGGCAATTCCTAAAAAATATTCAATCCATTCCATATTATTTTCTCCCATCAAAAACCACCACCATTGAGTCGTGCATTCCTGCCTTATTTGTAACCAATTCGCCCTTAGTGTTGACACCTGTAAACTTTATTCTACCCTTTATAAATCTTATTTCTTTTTGGTTAGGTAGAATAACATTATGGAACAATTTTGTACTTGTACTCACAGGCAATAACATAACACAAAGTTTACCCTTCTTAGACTCCTCAACCGCTTTATTAACAAAAGACTCTTTTAATAATCGACTATATGGTGGATTAATAAAATTTCTTTCACCCCACTCAATTTCTAAACCATTCCATAAAGATAAGTCGTGTTTAAATGGGCATGGGTCAAAATCAAAATTAAACTCTTTGTTTAGTTTTTCGTAAAAATCGTTTGGTGTTCCCCAATCATCTTTATGATCTAGATTTCTATTTTTCATAATTTTATAGGGGAAATATAGTATAATCTATCATTACTGTAAAGGTTTAGTCTTTGAGCTTGATTAGTTTCAACCAATTTACCCATTTTTAATATGTTCAATTGATCTCTTAAGTCGATACCAACAATATATTTACCTGATTCATATTTTTCATATGTAATAGGTCTGATATATTTACCCTCATCATCTAATTTTAAGAATTTAATCATTTCATCTTTTGTGTTTTTACACTCAATGTTTCGACTATCAACTAAACCCCTAAGAACGTCAAGTCTTAATTTTTCATAATCAATCACATTTTCCTCTTTTAAAATTGCGTTGATTTCTTTTTTTGATACTTTAGTCATATTATAAAACCTCAATTACTTTACCATACACTTGTTTTGTCCAACCATTTATTCCCCCGTGGTTGTTACCAATTAAACAACCCCGGTCATCGTTTTTTGATATGACTAAATGTGTGTAAAAATTACCCTTAACTTTACAATAAACCATATCACCAGGCTGTGTTTTTGTCCAATCACATGGTTCTAATTTATGTTCTTGACCCGACTTAATAAGTGGTGTCATTGAGTTTCCTTTCTCACTGGTTACAAATGTTTCACCATTTTGTAACCTCTCTAATTTATAATTTCTCATAATACAAAAATAAACTTTTATCCGTTTTACACAAAAAAAAGGGGGACTCGTATGAATCCCCCTTGATTATTAGTTAGTTACGATTAACGTAATGTGTCTAAACTGAATGTAGTTAAACCATTTACATCAATCACACCGAAGTAACGGTTGTTAACCATTTTCTTAGCGTATCTTGTCATGATACCTTTGATTGGTGTGAAGTTGAATGGGTTGTACATTGTAGGTGTTAATTGTAATGGAACGTATGGTGCGTATATGTAACCAGCGTCCAACAATGATTTACCTTTGTGACCGATGATGATTTTACCTGCTGGTAAATATGGATCACGGAACACTTGGTAACGACCTGCTAATGAACCGATTTTCTCGATACCCATGTTGTATTGGTCTTGCTCAGGGTTAGCGTTTGATACGTGGAAATATTCCAAGTCATCAAATACTGCTGATACCTCAGAAGATACAACGATCCAGTTAGCACCACCTCTTAAAGTAGTTTTGTGGATTTGAGCTGAGATTTGGTTAATTTTGGTAACCAAAGTTTGGTTCCAATCTTTTTGTGTGTAACCTACATAAGAAGAACCGTTGTTTCCGTATTTCCACTCATTGTAGTCCCACTTAGCTTTCCAAGCCGCACCTTTACGTAAATCACGTAAAATTTCACGGTCAATCTCTGCTGCAATTTGCTCAGATAACAAAGCTGTTAACTCAGCTTCAGCATCGATGTTATGGAATGCACTTACGTCTTGTGCTAATTCTGGTGACCAGCTAGCTCTTAATTTTCTTTCAGTAACAGATACAGTTACAGACTCTAAGTCGAATGAAACCTCACCGATTTCTTCTTCAAATTCTAATGAGTTGTACTCTCTCCAACTTACTGAGAAGTCACCTGATGCTAATGTTGAACCTGCCACAGTGTAACCTGTGTAACCTGCAGTTGCACTATATGATTCAAGATCTACCGCTAAGTAAATGATACCATCTTGATCACAAATGTTATTGTAGTTACCTGTTCTACCAGCTGATTTTGTTCCGTACTCAACGATACCTTTACCATATTTCTGTGTTACCACGTTGAAAGGTAATGCTGCGTAACCTGAAGTGTGACCACTTAATTGGTTAGCACCTACTGTTAATGAAGCTAAAAATTCTTCAGTATCCATAACGTGACCATTAGGACCTGCTAATTTACCCGCTCCGTCATAAGTTGATGTGAAACCTGAAACTTTCAAAATTACACTTGATACTGTGGTACCAGTTGCAATTGCTGATTGAGTTGATGCTGCACCATTAGAGAATGTTACTAATTCAATTGGACTAACACTTACAGTTTGGAATGAACCTTTTGAGTAATCGAACAAACCTTGGTCGTTAGCGTCACTCTTTTCGTAGAAACGATCATAAAGATTAGTTCCTGTGTAACCAGTGTTAGGGTCGGTTAAATTACTTGGATAACCATATGGTTGGTAATGACCGTTACCTGCGGTTCTTTCTTGAATTTTAGGTACGAAGTAGAACAATTTACCGATAGGTAAGTTCATTGCTTGTACTGAAACGATATCGTTCGCTAATAATTTAGAGAACACACGTCTGATGATTGGGAATACAACAGTTTCAAATGAACCTGATGCATCTGCAACAGCCGCTTCGTTTATTAAATATGACGCTTGGTTTTCATATAACTGCGCGATATTATCTTTTTGATGTCCGCCAAGACCTTCTAGGAATCCTAATTCATCCCATTTTTTAATGGTATCTTCTTTGATAACACGAAGGTGCTTAAGACCTATGTTACCAACCATACCTGATTCTAATAATGCTCCCATTTTAGTATTTGTTTTTTGTTTTTAAGTTTATTGTTTATTTTATTTTTGACATTAAATCTTTCATTCTTCTGAATTGTGGATTTTCGTAAGCTTTTGACTCAGATAATACTTTTTCTGAAGATGATGACTTAGGTGTCGATGTGATTTTCTCAACCACAGACTCGGTAACCGGTTTTTGGGTATCCAATTCTGTTTTAATTGTTTTATATAAATTCTTAGATTCTTTCAAGGTTGAGATTGAGTCAAATCTTTTCAAGATGTTTAATTTTTCTTGTTTGGTTGTTGAGTGTTCGGTGAATAGTTGAGTTGCGTAAGCTAAGTTTGCATTGAATACAGCCACTTCGTTCAATTTTTCTTTGAATAAAACAAGAGCTTTTTTGTATTCGTTGTTTTGTTTCTTTAAAGTTTCAACTTCTTCATTTATTGAAGAACCTGCTTTAAATATTTTTTTACTCTTAATACCTGCTCTGTTCATTCCGCCTTTGTCTCCGTGTGGATTCCATTTTGTTCTTGCGGCTTCTTCCATGTCTCCTTCATGTGCTTCTTCTTCCTCTTCTTCATTCATGTCCTCATCATCAAGTTCAATTTCGTAGATAGTTTCATCATCTTCCATATCAGAACCTTCGTCCATGTGAGTTTCTTCTTCCTCTTTCATGTCTGATTCTTCGTCCATGTGTGTTTCTTCTTCCTCTTCATCTAACTTAATGATAAATTCCTCATCACCTGTTGACATTGAAATATCTTCACCATCTTTTTTAACGATAACACCATCTTCAGGTTTCATTGATTTGAAAACTTTTAAAATTTCTTCATCACTTGCACCTGTCATATCAAGAACGTCTTCATCTTCCATTTCAGAACCCATTTCGTCTTCCATTTCAGAATCCATGTCTTCCATATCGGTATCCATTTCATCTTCCATTTCAGAACCCATTTCGTCTTCCATTTCAGAATCCATTCCTTCAATGTCTTTTGATGGTTCATCTTCATTATCGAGGTCTTCTTCTTCACCAGATTCATCTTCTTCAGATTGTTCTGGCATGTCTTTTTCTTCCTCTTCATTAGGTAGGGTCATTCCTTCTTCAGTTTCAACCTCTTCCTCATCTTCCATTGATTCTTTTAGCAAGTCGTTTAGTTCTTGTTTCATTGTTGAAGCAAGTATACCCTTTGCGTTTGCTTTTACTGCCTCTTCAAGTGTTTGTACTTGAAGTAATGCTTGTTCTAAAATTGATTTTTCACTCATTTTGAAAATTGTTTATTAATAAATATTGCGTTTATTTAAAAAAGCATTGTTTAGAGTGTTATAAACATTAATAAATTTGTTATTTGGATAAAAAACTATCAAGTTTTGACATTAAATTTTTCATTTTATCAGTATCAACTGGTTTGGTTTCAATTGATTCTTGATATTGTTCTCTATCTTTTAGATCTGAGAAAACATATGCACCGGGAGTGCTTGGTGATGAAACTAAATCAAAACATACTAATTCAAAATCTTCTTGAACTACGTTTTGACCTTTAATATTTTTTAGGGAACCAACACCCCTTGAAGAAATACCTAATGTTGCACCATTCATTATCAACATTGCTGCTTGATCTCCTTTAGTACTAACAATACCCATTTTTTTCCAACCAGGTGATGTGAATAGTTTGATTTTACCCATTAACATTTTACCATCCCACCATGTTTCAAGAATTGAATGAGAAACTCTGTCTAAATCTATTAAAGATGATGTTGGGTGATTTAATTCATTTAAAGCACCACCCTTTTTAATAAGTGTTTGGTATTTTTCGTTTTCCCTTTTTAAAATTACTTCGGGATAGATACGACCATTCTTATTAGGTGTATCATATTTTTGTAAAACAGCATAAAGAATTATATCCTGAGAGAAGTCTGTATCCTTCATCTCGGAAATAATTCTTTGATTGTCTATTGGGGAAATGTGTCCGGCGTCGTATTCGATTAAAATCCCTTTACCGGTTTCATTTGGTCCAAGTATTTTCATTATTACTTTTTTAATAATAAATACTTGGATTTACGGATTAATCCTTCTTCTCGAAGAAATTAAACAAAGTTTCGTCAATTAAAACTTCGTCTATAACGTTTTTTGATAATTTTTCTATGATTTCTTTTATTTCTTTTGACCTAACGTCAAAAGCTTTATTAACAAATAAAGTTATTTCCAAATCCATGAATGACCTTTTATTTGTTTTGATACCATTGGTTTTGATATCTAAATGTACGATTGACTCCAATTTAAAATAATCGGATTTTAAATCTCTAACAAGTTCTTTTATTTTTCTTCTTGTTTTGTTTATTAGTTTTTCAAAGTCCACGTCCTCGGATGATGGTTGAACCCACGAGTTTAATTGGACATAAGTTGTTTTTAAGTTTTTAGAGTCTACGGTTCCGTAGGCTAATTTAACATTGTTGTAGGACCCAATTGTTATAAATTTTCCTTTTTTCATTTATTACATTCATATTTTTAATATTTTATGGTGTATTTAAAATATACACAATAAACTTAAAAAATCAAAATTTATGATTATTATAGACGTAAAAAAAGAAAAAAGTTTAGATTCGGCATTAAAAAAATACAAGTACAAAGTGCAAAAAACTAAACAGGTTGAGACATTAAAAGAAAACCGAGAATTTAAAAAACCCTCGGTTATCAAAAGAAGTAAGAAATTAAACGCAATCTACAAAGAGAAAGTAAAAAGGGAGAATGATTAAATCAGACCCTTTTTCAATTCAACCAATTTATAGTAGTTGAATTTTGTTATTTCCTTGTTGTTTATTTCTGACATTACATTATTCAATTTCTTAGTCATAGCTTCATCTTGTGACTCACTCAACAAAGAATTTATTTTATTGTTTAATTCGTTTTTAATTGTATTGGTTTCATTGATTAATTCATCATTATTCATTGACATAATACTTTCAAACAATTCTTTATCGTTACCTTTTAGAAAATCACCATATTTGATATTAAAATTATTAACCAATACTGCATTTAGTAGTGAATAGTTTTCAATTTGAACTGATGGTGTTTCTGTGGTTTCTTTTTTCTTTTCACTAACTAAATAATTGATTAGGTTTTCTCTTGCATCTATCTTTTTTGAAATATTATGGATAGTGTTTTCTTCCGAAAGAATATCTAAATCGTTGTATAAATCATTATTCTCGGCAACCACATCTTTAAGTAACTTACCGAATTCTTTCATATCTTTTTTCAAAGACTCTCTTTTTTCAACCAATATTGGTTCAATAGATTCAACATAAAGCTTAGCCTTCTCTTTAGTTTTAATGTTTAAATTTTCAACACCCTCATAAAACAAATACATTTCCGATAATTGTTTATTTGATTTTAATTTTGTCACCAAATCTTTAAGTTCGGTATTTTTTTTATTGGTGTAAGACTCTGTTAATTTAGTTAAGAGTTTTGATTTTAGTTCTCCAAAGTTTGTCATTTTTTTTATTGATTTAAAATGTCTTTTATTTTATTTTCTATTTCATAAATATTCTGTTGGGCTTTATTCATGTCAAATAAATCATTTATATCTTTACCCTCACCCAACATATTTAATATTTTATCTTTTTTTGATTCACTTAAAGGTGCTTCACCGCCTTCCGATGGTGGTGGTGGTGGAGCAGTTTCCATTCCACCCATATCGGCACCCATACCACCTTCTTCAGGTGTTGCACCTCCCTCAACTCTTTCACTTTCTGGAACACCATACTTAGCATCGACATTATCAAATACACCTGAACGTTTTATTACGTTTTGGGTATTAGTTAATTCAAAACCAATTGCTCTTTCAAGACGTTGTTGTTGTAAATCAAGAACAACCTCACTATCACTCATACCAAGAATATTTTTCTTAGCCCAAGTATGTGAAACTGGTAAGATACCAATTTGTGACTGGTCAGAAGTTGCATCTTTATATAAAGTAATCTTTTCTTTCCATTGTTCAATTCTTAATAAATCAGATTGTGCTGATGGGTTTGTTAAAGAAAGCGAAAAATTGTTTAATTCATCTTCCATACCAAGAAGATAAAGATGAATCAATGCTATCTTGTTTAATTCTTGAATTAATGATTTTTGAATTCTGTTAATTGTTCTTGCAAAACGGATATCCATTAATGCTAATGTTTTACCATCACCAACAATTTCTTCAAAACCTAAGAATGCTTTTGGAATACGTAGTGCTGCTAACATTTTCTTTTGAATATACTCAATGTCCGCAATTTCACCTAAATTTTGTGCTCCGGGTAGTGTTTCAATTGGGTTTGTTTGTGCTGGGTCACGTACAGGTATGAAATAATCTTGGTCAACAGCCATTTGGTTGTATCTCATATCCACTTGTCCATTCCTTGAATCGACCACTTGGTCTCTTTTGAATTTATTTGCAACACGTTGTACATACGCCTCAATATCCTTATCGTCCATGTTACCAACAAATACCTTAAACACACGTCTTTCAGGTGCTCTCGTTGTTCTATAAATTAACATCGCATCTTCTGCAAGAAGTAATTGTTTCCAAATCCTTCTTATCTTATCAAGCATTGATGTTCCATATGGTAACTTTCTGTCGTCACCCAATAATCTAAAATGTGCCATCTCCCAAGCTTGAAACTCCAAATCTTTGTTTTTCCATTGGAACCTTAATTCTCTTGGTGGCATTTGCATTGCATTTTGTTGATTTGGTGTTTTAGACTCTTTACCTTCATGTCTCTCAATTTCAATGTTTGGTAATTGTTGACAACCAATGACACCTTTTTCAGGATCAATTTTTAAATAAACAAAGTTATCACCATACTTACACATACCACGAGTCCACATTTGTAAGTTAGTGTTCAAATCCAACTTGTTTATGAATAAATCCTCAAGAATACTTTTAATTCTTGTTGATTCAGAAAAAACTGTTAAAATATCTCCCTTTTCAGACAATGTTGTTGATTCCTCAGCATAGATATCTAACGCTGCCGAAATCTCTGGAGTAAACTCCATTGATTCATAATCATAATATGCTGATAACCTATTTGGTTCATAATATACCGATTGGTTATATAAAGACTGGTCAAGTTTAGCCCATTTATCGGCAACATATTGTGATTGTTGTCTTTGTAAGAGTTCTTTTTCAAACTCTTGTTTTGATGTTGTTTTTAATATTTCATCTTTTGAAAAATTATAATATGGTGCATCCTCCGGTTTTGTTTTATTGGGGAAACCAAAAATTTTTGTTAGTCTCTGAAATACTGTTAAATTATCTACTGCCATGTATATAAATAGTTTTTAAAGAATATAAACATATTAATGTTTATAATAAAGATTATCTTTTTTTACCGAATAACCACGAATATTGTTTATAGTGTTCTTTTGATGCGTTATTGTCTCTTGTTAACATTGGGTTATTATCCGAAGACATTGAACCTATTTGGTCAAATGCGGTACCATAAGAATAAAATGATTTATTTGGTTCATATGTTCTTTCTGATATGGTCCACGATTCTAACATTGCTTTGTTTGCATTTAGGTTTCTTTCTAATTGACTGAAAGAAATATCTCCAACAAATAACGCCATTGACATACTCATAATTGCATCATCATGAGCACCCTTCATATGATCTGCTCTACCATTAACATAAACAAAGGTGTTTAATTCATTTAACAACCTTGCCGATCTAATAATAAATCCCTTTCTAAGTTGTTCCTCAAAAGCACCAATAATTTGACTTCGTTTATTGTTAAAATTAATACCAGGGATTTTATCCATTGCTTTTGAATTATATTCCCAAATATTTTTTGTGTTTACACCATCAATAAACAAGTTTTTATAATTCATTTCTTGTAATTTTCTTGAGGTTGCGATTCCCATACCACCCGTAATATCAATAACAATAAAGGCTTCATAAAGAACCCCCCACTTATATGCTACCGATGCCAATTCATCTGGTGGTATTTTACCAATATATTCAGCAACTTGTTCTCTTTCATCAAAATCAATTATATTAATTGAAGAGAAGTCTTCACTATCTCCTCTACTAACATCCACACCCATAATATATCTATGTCCTTGCACTGGTTCTTTCCACTGCCAAAAAGTACCCTGCATGTATTTTTCATTTGGTTCTTTTATCATGTTCTTGGCAATATTTTGTTGGATATCACCAGGTATTACACCATCACCAGAACCCAAGAAGTCACACTCTAATTCCTGTGCGATTTTTCTTCTGTCGTATTTGAATTTTTTTGACATAGATTCAAACCAAGAAGAAAATGGTTTATAACCATCCTCAAGTAGTTTGTTATAATCATTAATATCAAAGTCTGTTAAAACACACTCATCATCATTATATTGTTCCCTGTTCAACATATAGTGTGCAATATCACCACACTTAACCCAACGTAAATCTTTAGTGTATCTTGGGTCTTTAAACCACCTTAAATCGGTAATGTGAAAATCATTCATTTTTCTCATTGCCTGATCGTATACACCATAGTAAATTGGATCATATCCATTTGGTGTTGAAATAAGAATAATCTTACCACCAGTAGAAAGAGATGCCATAGATGCTGCCCAAAAATCTTCACCCGCCTCAATGTACGCGGCCTCGTCAAAAACAAGAATTGTTGGTGTATAACCACGTAACGCATCTGCAGATGTTGCAACCGCCTTTACCTCACAACCATTGTTTAACCTAAATCTACTTTCAGAGTTTTTATCCGGGTGGAAACCAACATTAATCCACTCTGGCCATTGGTCAAGAAAGTGACGAATTTTATTTGCCATTTCTATGGCGGTATCTCTTTTGTTTGCAATTACCAGTACTCTTTCGGGGTTTTCTGGACTTGCTAATTGTAACCTCCTTGAAATCCATGCTGCGGTTACTGTTGATACACCTGCCTGACGATATTTTCTTGTAATGTTTTCGTTGTATTTTTCGTAATCATTTATTAGTTGTACTTGGTCAGGAAACAACTCTAGAGGAACAAATTTTTTCTGTGTGTTATCGTATGTTGTTAAATATGTTTTTAAGGAATACGGAACATCTTTCTGTATTCGAACATATTCTTTTAATTGTTCTATTCTTGAATTTGACATATATATAAATATGTCCGAGCACAAAAAAAGGGAGTTAAACTCCCTTTCTTTATTTAATCTTCAGGTCTTGAAATACCCAATGAACCTAAGAAATCATCCAATTCATCATCATCCGTGTTGTCCGATAACTCATCTAAATCGTCCTCAAATTGGCTCATTGCTTGTTCATATTCTAAATCGTTGAACATTTGATTAATACTCTCTAACATTTGACCCATAAGACGTTTACCTTGTTCAGAACCAGAGATAACCTCTTTCATGAAAACTAAGAATTGTCTTGCTGGTAATTTGAAAATTTTAGTAAGTAAGAAATTCTGTAATTCACGTTTATTCTCATCGACCATAATTTCCTCAGGGAATTGTGTTCTTATCCTATCCCATATTGCGGGACCTAATCTTAAATCCCAAATTTCTTTTTCCATGGTATCTTCAAGTTCACTAACTCTAGATTGGATTTCCGTGTCTTCAGGTTGTCCTTGTATTGCGAATAGTTCCATAACACCTTTTATAAGTTCATGGACTAATACGGGGAAGTTAATACCCTCAGCATATACTGTTGGTGGTGTTGTGTTTCTGTCAACTTTTTCTTTACCGGCAACAGATCCTCCACCACCTCCACCACCCATCATGGCTTTCATGGTTTCATCACTTAATTGCCAATACAAGGTGTCATTAATTGACATTAATATACCATATTGGTTTATTAAATTTTCAGAACCGGTTATTTCTCTAATTCTATCCTCAACCATATGATACATATAGTGTCCTTTTTTTGAAGAACCTTGAATCATACTATTAATCAATCTTCTTTTTGCTCTTTCAAGATTTAAGTTTTCCATATCACCCATCAAGTCCTCCTCGATATCAACGGGTTCAATATTTGGTTGTTGACCTATTTCTCTTTTAAAATCAGAGGAATCGACTTCACCCAAACCAACAATTTTAGCCTCAAATTGTATCTTACCTTCAGGAATTGCCATTTCTTTCATAACCAATTCCACGGCTAATCTCTCAAGTTGTTCTCTATGTTCTCTTTCGGTTGCAACAATTTGATTATGTGCGTTCATCATCATTGATGCAAGTGGCATAACCCCTTGTTGTCCCACCATAGGTGTTTGAACGCCAGTATATTCTTTAACTTTTTCAACTACTTGTTTGTATCTTTCAGATGCTAACAATTCTTGAAAATTAGTATTTTCTTCCCCTGTTGAGGGTAATGGTACATTTTTAAATGATGTCTCTCCTCTCGAAAGTTGTCTTTGTACTTCCGGATCGGGTCTGTCTGCTGTGTCAAAACGCATTGGTGCTTCTTTTAAATCTTCGTTAAGCAAAGATAATAAACTTTTCTTAGTAAACTCCATATTCGACTTATTTTTTAATTCTTTTTATT